CACGTTCAGCCCATCCGACCAATTCGAGGCTGTAAAGCGCCGCGCCATGAACACCGCTGTGAATTGATGTGAAGACTTCTTGCCCGTATTGCTCAATGTCTTTGAGCGCTTGCCACCTTGTGGCGTTTAGTCTGGGTTTCATTGGAACTCCTGTTCATATTTCAGTGCTTCTGGATCAGTTAATCGCACACCTTGCGCCGTCCAGTTCCGCTGCATTTCATCCATAAACGCAGTCATTTGTTTTGCTGTCATTAGTCTTGTGACTGGCAGATCAAAGGCCTTGATCGCATCAAGTTTATTTTCATAAGGCAGGTCTTTGATTACTCGATCATAAGAAATCCGAAACGCCTCATTTTCGGCTCGCAAAATAGGAACGCCGAATCGAAGTTTGCAATCCGCTCGAACATCCTCATGGGTTTGGTCTCCAAGTTGTGTGGCAATGTCAGTAAACCACCGCTGTGCTAGTCTGTTCTGTGCAGTTGATCTTGGCGCACCTTGTGTCCATGTTACGGTTATTGGCAGTTTGCGCCCGCGCAACAGGTTTGCAAGCGCTTCAACATGGATGGGGTCTCTGATGACCTTGGTGGGCATCAGCCTGCGCCCTGATTTCTCAAAAATGAAATCAAAACATCTTTGACCTCATCGTTTGTTACGTTCAATTCCTTGGCTGTTTTTTCAAATGTTTCATACAAGTTATCGCCCCACGGCACGCCGTCTTTTTCTTCGATATTTTCAAAAGTTCTGATGATTAACTTTGCATCGATCAAGTTCTTCATCCTGCACCCTGATTGGTCCAGTGGCTCACCATCACTTCGCTGACCTCATCGCGTGGGATGTCCAGTTCTTTTGCCACCTTGTCCATCGTCATCGATGCCAAGGCATGCCATATGCCGCCAGCCTCTTCTTCAAGGCGGTCATATGTAGCAATGATTAGTTTTCGATCAGACATTAAACTTCTCCCGCAGCTGCTGAAGTTTCATTTCCAGATCGCCAAGGAACTTGATCACCTCGGCCTTGATGTCTGTCTGCGTGGCGTGATCTGCGTGGACCCGCTGCATCCAAAAATTCATATCGCCCGGCATACGGGGATCGAAGCTGACGAAATCGCACCATTCCCGCCCGCAGCACATCATCTGCACTTGCATCTGGATCATGTATTTCGACGGAACCTTGCCAGCCAGCAGCGTCTCAATGTGGGTGGCAGAGTTTGGGCATTTGATTTCGATCAGCCCATCCGATCCTACCAGCCCATCAGGTGATGCTCCGAAGCCAGCGATGGTCGGGTGTGGAATAAAGCCTGTCTCCACCACAGCCTCGCCAGTCATCAACTCGTAGGCCATGCGGGCCTGTGGCTCAGTATCCGTTCCCCACTGCATAGCGCTGCTAGAAAAGCCCTCTGTGGGCGTCTGCGTCAGTCGCTCGGTGATAAGCTGGGCCATGTAGTTTGCACGGCTGGCGCTATATCCCGTCTTGGTGGTCGCCATCACATCGGCGGTGCGGGATGCTGTGACACATCCCAACCGCGCTGCGAACCATTCTTCACTGCGCTGTTCCATTTGCCACCCCCAATGCTGATTTTTTGGTCAGCATGGCGATTGCGTCGATCGCTTGCTTTTCGGTCATGTCTTCTAGCTGCTTAACTTTCCAGTAAGCGCAAAACTTTGCCTCGTCTGTGTTTGTATCAAACATCAGGTCGCTCATTTCCACATATTGCTCTTTGCTGATCAGCTTGCTCGGTTCGACCTTGGGCGCGGCTTTCGCAGCTGCGTTGCCATCATCATCTTCTGGCGCGATGCCTGTGAGGCTCTCAAGGCCGATCCGCTTGGCATAGGTCGTGGCAGACTTCATCCCCTGCATATCTTGCTTGTTGATGATCAGCGGCACATCGCAGGAAACGCTGGTTTCGCTTGCGCCATGAACCAGCATCGTGCGCATCACGGCGCCCTGTTCATCCCGCACCATCATGTGGAACATGGCGATGCCTTGCTCGGTCAGCGCCGGGATGGCGACCGAAACCACATCGGCCAGATCAGCGTATTTCGATTTAAACGCGGGGTTGGTTGCGCCTTTCACAACCTTGCCCATGCCAGCCTGTGCTGCGCACAAAGCCATGTAGATGTTTTTATGCTCGGTCATTTCAGAACCCCAATCCATAACCCAAAAAGAACAGGCCGTAGGCCATTACAAAGAGCATCACAGCCCCAACTGCATCTTCGATCCATTCGCGCATTTAATAAAACTCCACTTCAATCCAAAGAGACAGGATGGCGTCCTGCAGCGCTTTTGGCAGTTCTTTTATGTCGACTGGCGTATCCAGAATGAACACTTGGTCAACCTCAACAGTGTTCATATCGACCTCTTCCCAGACAGGCGAACCCGGCACACCGAAGTCTGTGCGGACGCTCTCTGCGACAAAGCGAACCTTGATTTCTTCACCCTTGTAGTATGCTTGCATGGTCTTTTCTCCCATTCTTGCGTTGTTCGTCTAACATCGGTCTAACGATCTTGCTTGCGCTTGTAAACAACTATTTGCATCAGGCGCAACTTTGTGCAAGATGGCCGCATGGAAAACACATCACGCATCGCTCTGGCCCAGCACATCAAGGCCGAAAAAATGAAGAAGAAAGATTTTGCTGCCATGCTCGGTGTCAGCGCATCGCAGCTTTCCCGCTGGCTGTCTGGCTCGGTTGTGCCTGATCGCCTGTCACGCAAGTTTCTGGAGTTTGCCACAGGCGTCTCGTCGGATGGCTGGCAGTGAAGATTCAGCCCAGCTTTGCCCGCAAGACAGCTAACAAGTATGGCGCTAAGAAAACGATGGTTGGCGAAGTCCAGTTCGCAAGCAAAAAGGAAGCCCAGCGCTATATGGAATTGCAGCTGCTCGAGCGGGCTGGGGAGATCAGCAATCTGCGCCGGCAAGTCAAGTTTGAACTGATGGGCCAGCATAGGCCGCTATACACCCGCACGGGCCGGAAGATGAAATACACGGCGGACTTCGCTTATGTTGAAGACGGCGTTGAGGTAATCGAGGAATGTAAAGGCGCTTGGACTCGTGACTTTGAGGTGCGCTATGCGGTCGCCATTGCGATGGGATTAAATCTGCGCGTGACCTAGAAAACGCTTTATTTGATCTTGAATGAGGTATAGAAAAAGAAGTGGGCAGGGAACGCGGAAACGTTCAACCTGCCCTAAGTAAGCCGCAGCGGGGGAGAAGACCGCTGATCATCGGCAAGCGCAGCATGGATGCGCTGATCGTGGTTCTACACCGCGATTGGCAACTCCACAACCCAAGGAGTGCCAAGATGCACAGTTTCGACCCAGACATAGCGCAGCGCGTGGGCGTCCATGCCGCTGTAATCTACCAGAACATTTTCTGGTGGACCCAGAAGAACGCTGCGAACGGAAAGCATATCAAAGATGGGTATGTTTGGACGTTCAACAGCAGAACGGCCTTTGCCAAACTTTTCCCATATCTCACTGAAAGCCAGATCAAGACGGCATTGCAGAAACTTTGTGAGAGCGGTCTGGTCATAAAGGGCGAATACAACGCATCAAGCTATGATCGAACAAACTGGTATGCGCCGACCGAAAGCGCAAAATGGGTCAACCTTGCCATTGGTCAAGAATCGCCAATGGGCTGGTCAGAAAAGGCCAATGGGCTGGTCACTGAGGGCCAACCTATACCAGATATAAACACAGATCATAAACCAGTTGGTAAACAAGATAAGGCGGGCAAGCCGCCCGTGGTTAATGAAGCCTCAGAGATTTTTGATTGTTTGACAATGTGGGCTTCAGAAGCTGCTGTCAAAAGTTTCATCGAGTATCGCAAGAAATCCAAGAGCAAGGGCTTGACCCTAACCGCAGCCAAACGGCTTGCATCCACCTTACAGGAGATTTTCAATGCAGGAGAAAACCCCGATGACGCACTTGGTCTCGCAGAAGAACGCGGATGGCAGACAGTTAAAGCAGATTGGTATTTCCAATCTCAGCGAACTGACAGAGGAACAAATCGACAAGGGTCGGGCATGGCTGCGGCATTTGCAACAGTCGCAGCAGAATGCGCTGCCAGAGAAAGATACCGTGCTGAGAATCCAGAAGACCCTAATGACACCATGCTCTGGGGTGTGGATCTCAGCTAGGGTCGCTGCGCTTCTCAGCCCCTATTACGAAAAAGACACGCCACAGGCTGTGCGGGAAATGGAAGCCAGAGATTGGGAACACGCTCTAAGCGGCTTTCCTCAGTGGGCCATTGAACGCGCCGTGCGCTGGTGGAAGTCAGATGCCAACACAGACCGCCGGAAACGCCCGCTAGAGGGTGACATCGTGGCTCGGTGTAGGGTTGAGATGGACGGCGTAGCGTCAGCGTCTTGGGTGCTGGAGAGGAAGCAGCGCGGCATAGAGTATAAGCCAGAACCGCGTGAACCCCTGACAGCAGAACGGGCTGCGGAAATCATGCGGGACGTTGGCTTTGGCGTGAAGCGGATGGAATGAGCATGGCCGCATATTACAACGAATATGACCCAAAGGCCGCTGCTTGGCTGCGGGAATTAATCAAACAGGGTCACATCGCTGATGGCGTAGTTGACGAGCGGAGCATCGAGGATGTTATACCAACTGAGCTTGCTGGATTTACTCAGTGCCACTTCTTCGCCGGCATTGGCGTCTGGTCATACGCCTTGCGCAGAGCAGGATGGGCCGATGATCGTCCTGTATGGACAGGATCATGCCCGTGCCAGCCTTTCAGCGCGGCAGGCAAAGGAGCAGGATTTGATGATGAGCGGCACTTGTGGCCAGCCTTCCATCACCTCATCAGCCAGTGCCAGCCTGCAATCGTCCTTGGTGAGCAAGTTGCAAGCAAAGACGGCCTTGGTTGGCTCGACCTTGTATTGTCTGACCTGGAAGCAACGGGCTACGCCGGGGGGGCGGTCGATCTATGCGCTGCGGGCGTCGGTGCGCCGCATATCAGACAACGGCTCTGGTGGGTTGGAACAAGGCTGGCCGACGCCTACAACACCGAGCGGTGGTCAGACACCGCCAGAGGGAACGTCGGCAACGGGCATTACGCTGGACGGCAAGAAGGTGCAGGTCACGCTGAAAGACGTGGCAGCGATCACGGGATGGCCGACGCCCAACACCAACGATGGCAAGGGAGCCTATCAGGACGTGGACAAGAACTTGGCGCGGACGGCAGCGGGTCGGCAAGTGACAATGCAAGACACGGCGCAGTTGGCAACGTGGCCGACGCCGGCATCACGGGATTACAAGGGCGAGAGTGGAGCGGGCCGACAGGAACGCAAGGATCATCCAGCGGATACAGTTCCGAATGCAGCGGCCTTGGCGGGCTGGCCGACATCAACAGTGACGGACGCGGCGCGAGGGATAGAATACGATCCAATGGCCAAGAACATGACGCTGAACATGGCGGCGGCGAGGTCGGGCTGGCCGACACCAGCGGCATCGGACGGGGAGCGGGCGGGGTCTGGGATAACAGCGGGAATGACGGGAACCAGCCTGACGCAGATGTCAAAGATGATCGGCCCAGCGCGACTAACGGCCACTGGCGAGATGCTGATTGGCTCTTCTGCCGAGATGGAAAGTGGCGGCCAGTTGAACCCGGCACATCCCCGCTGGCTCATGGGTCTGCCGCCAGAGTGGGACGCCTGCGCGGTTACGGCAATGCAATCGTTGCCCAAGCAGCGCAAGCCTTCATCGAAAGTGTAATGTGAAAATAGTTGCGCCAAATGCAAGAAAGATGTTTACGCGGTTTGGCGCAATCTATACGGTGATCTAACGAGAACCAAACAAGGAGAGAAAAATGCTAACCATGACAATCGCTGGGAACGTCGGCAAGGACGCTGTGCTACGCAACACACAGGGCGGCGAACCCGTGCTGGGATTTTCCATCGCCATCGACAATGGCAAAGACAAGAACGGCCAAAAGCGCGACAGCACTTGGGTGCAATGCAGCATCTGGGGCAAGCGGGCTGACAGCCTAAGCAGCCACATCGTCAAAGGCACGAAGCTGGTGGTGTCTGGTCGCCCCGGTGTTGATGTTTACGAAGGCAAAGGCCGTCTGACGCTTTCGGTGCAAGACCTGACGTTTATGGGCGGCACGAAGGAACGCAGCGAACAAGAGCCGCAGACTAGCAGCCGCGCCGATCTGGATGATTCGGAAATTCCATTTTGAGCGAGCGCATGGAATATAACATCGTCAAAGACCAGCGCGGTGTCCTGCACACCATGCTGGACTCAATGAAGCGCGGCGACGAGGTGGTATATCACATAGGTGAATACGCCGCAGGCAAGCACAAGGCCGATGCGTTGGAACTCTACAACCAAGGCAAGTGCATTCTTTACCAGCGCAGGTTGGGTCCGGGCAAGTTTGCCTACATCGCCCGCAAGCCAATAAAGCTGTGAGGGTTTGGCAAGTGGGTGATGCAGTGGGAATGGGCGAGGTCTACTTGCCGAGCAGAGACAGCAAGGAAGCCTACAACGCAGCGTGTAATGAGGAACTGCTAAACAGCGCTGCGCGATACGCGATGGAACTGAGGACAGTTGAGGCAAGACGGGATTTCATTGCAACTTGGCGCGAGAACCAACGCAATGCACTTAAAGCAAAAATCAAAACCCTGTGGGAGAAACGGAATGACTAACGCACTTATGGATCGCATCAAAGCGCACCGCAGCGCCCCAGATGTTTACGATCCGCCAACATTTGACCAAATGGCCGACCGCATTGATCAAACCGAAGCCAAACTCGCCAAGGCTGTGGAGGCGCTGCGGGATACCACTCAAATGCTATCGCAATGCACATTCACAATCATCAGGATGAAAGGCCAATACTTTGAGAGACTTGAACTTGTAGATAAAGCCCGCGCCGTGCTGGCTGAACTGGAGGGTGGGAAATGACCTGCCCACCCTGCAATCATAACTGCAACGAGGGGCGTAACTGCCCCAACGGGAGAAAGAAATGAAACTACTTGCCATCTTACTCATCACATGGATCGACGGCTCTCAGTCTGGCTACAAACTACCCGCCGACATGGAGTGCGGCGATCTAATGGACGAAGCTATTGCTTTAGCTAAAGCTAATGACATGGAATACACTATGATGCGCTGCCTTTACACAGATCAGATCATCGTCAGCCCACGGCCTATGCCACGCCCAAAGGATTTGTCTTGATGATTGTAGAAATTCGGGGCCAAAGGTTTCCCACAGTCCGCGCAGCTGCGGCAGCGATGGATGTGACAGAAGAAGCAATCTATTCAGCACTGGCTCGTGGGCGCATGGACATGGTAGGTCTAGGCACAACAAAAAAGCGACCCGTCACCATTGAGGGTGTGCATTTTCCCACAATGGCCGCAGCAGCAAGAGCGCTTGGCTTTAGTTCATCGCACTTCAAACGGATCATAGATTCAACCAATGTAGCAACAATAGCGCGGCTGAAAGCAGCGGCCACGAAATACCGAGATGGCCTCGACACCTGCCCGCCATGCAACCACAACTGCAACGAAGGGCGTGATTGCCCGGAAAGAAACAAATGAACCGCGAAGAAATCCTACAGACCGCAAGCCAATACATCACCAAAGACCGCGATGCTACGCACGGGGATGCAGAAGACAACTTCGACAACGTGGCAGACCTCTGGTCATGGTGGATGCACGGGCGCGAGATATGCACCGTCAATGGCTTCGACGTTGCCATGATGATGACCCTGTTCAAAATTGCCCGTATCAAAGGCAACCCAGATCACGTCGATTCATATGTAGATGCAAATGGATATTTGGCACTGGCAGGGGAAATCCAATGCATGGAACGCTAGACCGCCAGAAGGATGAACAAATTCTCATGGCGCTGCACCTCGTAGAGAACGTGGGCCTAAGCCACAAGGACGCGGCACATCTGGTTGGCATGACCAAGAACGCCTGCATCGGTGCCATTGCACGGGTGCGGAAG